ACTACGAACACAAGAAGAGCAAGAAGCACTTGTTGCAAAAGGTGCGTCTCAAACTATGAAGTCAAAGCATTTGGAGGGAAACGCTGTAGACTTGATGGCTTACTTAGATGGTCGTGGCACATGGGAGTTAAATGTTTACGACGAAGTAGCGGACGCAATGAAACAAGCCGCCAGGGAACTAGAAGTAACGATTCGTTGGGGAGGAGCTTGGACAGTCGCAAGTCTTGGAGATTACAATGGGACGAGCGAAGATGCCATGATGGAGTATATTGATATTAGGAGGTCGCAAGGTAAAAGACCATTTATCGACGCACCTCACTTTGAACTAATGGAGATATAATGGCAGAACCAGTATTAAAAATAACAAGTGCCAAGAGAGGAACAAGGTCTACTGGCAATGTGAGCAAAGCAAGCAGACCAACATCATTTGCGAAGGGTGGTCGCAAGGGGAACATGATGGTTAAGCCATGTCCTTGTGTACTAAAAAAGAAGTAATGACTTATGGACCCAATAACTATAGCTGTAGGAGCATTTACCGCCCTTAAATCTGGCATCAATGCTGGAAAAGAAATACATTCTATGGGCAAAGATTTAGCAAGACTATGGCATGCTATAGATGACGTGGAAGCAGAGCACAATAAAGAAAAGAAAAAGATATTTCGTTCAGTAGAAGAAGAGGCAATGGATACTTTTTTGGCTAAACAAAAAGCCAAAGATTTAGAAGACCAATTACGTCAGATAATTATATTGACCAGAGGTGTTGGTGCTTGGGCTGAACTGGTAAAAATGAGAGGGGACATAAGGGTAAAGAGACAAGAGGAAAGAGCAAGGCTCAAGAAAGAAAGAGAGGAGCTTATCCAAGCTATTGTAATAATTTTTATTGTTATTGGTGTTGCTGTTACTCTTGTTCTTGTGTTTGGAATGCTATATGCACCACATAAAATTAAGAGCCTCTTAAATCTAGCTGAGTCATTATACTCCTCATTTTCATTTCTAGTGTAATCTCGTCCCACGTCTCGTCGTTGTCGATAATAAAGTCTGCGTCTAGTTCTTCCCAAGAATCGAAACTACTTGAGTGACTGTCTTCTTTCGTTGCGTTCCTTTTCAAACCTATTATTACTCCGTTCAACTCTCGCACCCTCTTCAATTCGTTGGGAAACCTCGTATCGTCTACGACCACGGAACTGTTCATAGTTAGGTTTTGTTGAACTATCTCTGCCCATCTGTTCAACCATAAGTTTTCGCTTATTAGGGAGCGACCCCATTCCGTTCCCAAAGTTTGCATCGCCCATCTTGGTGTCCTTCCATCTAATATTGCACAAGGCACATCTTTGAGATGTCCCTCAATGTGGTTATCATTTAGACCTAGCGTCCTTATCATTTCCTTTATAGGCGTAGCCATCTTTACTTTGACGTAGCCATAACGTGAGCAAAGAAGGTCTGCACAAAAAGTTTTGCCTGACCCTTCTTTCCCACTAAAACTTACAAGCCTAGGTTTCATTTATATTATCCACTTTTAACCTATAAAGGTCGTCCTGGAGGTGTCTTAACTTGTCGATAGCCCTTCGTCGTTCCTTCTGTAAATCACCTTTTGTTGTCACGCTAGACTGAGTAATCTCAAACTCGATATCAGAAATCCTATCTCTAATGCGAGTTATCTCATGTTCTAACTTTAACAACTTACTTTGGGAGAGGCTCATATCTAATCCAGTCTTCACAGATTTCGCCACAACCTTTGCTACAGACCCAATCCGCTGAGTCGATTTGGGCTTTGCTATTCCCACAAGTCCTCTTGGTTCTTTCTGGCTCTTTGCCATGCCAACAGACTTCCCTCTTAAAACAACCTCTGCATCTCCAATCGCTTTCATCTTTAGACAACTTCCTTCCTAGTCCATTGATTACATCTTCAACTTTTTGTCGCAGACTGTTGTAGTAAAATATATCGAAAGCAATCCACTCATGGTGGTATTGCGAATTGTTCTTGTTGTAAGAAACAAGAACTGCTTTCTGACATTCTGAAAGACCCATAAGATATTGCATCTGTGCAAAGTATTGGGGGTGGCTTAGCTTTACACCCTTCTTCACAAAGTCCTTAAACTTTTGGTCGTTCATAGATTTAATCTCAAGTATTGCTGATGAGCCGTCATGTAATTCCATGAGACCATCTGCGTTGCCCATAGCATTTCCTTCGTAGTCAGTGTATCTCCACTGCTTTCCAGACATGGGGTCTTTTTCCATGATGTGCATGCCAGCTTTTGTCATGTCAGAAATAACGACATTCTCAATCCTATGACCATCACGAAAAATTCTTTTTAGTTGTTGGTCAGGCTCTGTGTTTGGATACCCTCTGTGACTAAAAGAAAGATATGCAGTGCACTCGTTGCCTATTGACGAAGCTCCAATGTATGCTCTCGTCTCTCCATCATCTAAATTTTCAAAGTATTCGTTAATTTTTTTTGTGATGTCCATAAATCAAATAGGGGGGCAAAGCCCCCCTATCCTTCTTAAAAAGGTATTTCGTCGTCGTCTTCCGCAACCTTCTTAGTCTGGTCGTCCTGACCTGAAGAGGAGGAAGCCTCCAAGCCATCAGACTTAGGAGGATTGAAAGTAGCGTCAGCGTTCATAGGTGGAATGAAACTCTTCAGCTTTGACCCCACACGTTGTTGACCATCTTTAGTGTAAGTATCTTCAACGACTCTGATACCCACTTTCAATCCTACCATAGAATCAATGCCGTGTTGTCCTATGTTATCAGGGTCTTTGTGACCGCCATGCACAAGCAGTGCCTTCAACTCTGAACGACCAATTCTTGTATTCTCAGTAGAGTTTGGATTGTGAATAGTTATCCACTTCCTAAGTGTTTGCTTATCAGCATTCTCTACTGTAACCATAATTTGAGATGCACCAGTTTTAGTTTTGGTCATCTCTGCACCAGTTACTGTTGCGACATGGTCGCCCACTGGTATTACGCTTGAGCCAGAGGAAAACTCTACATTGCTCAAGTCTAAAGCGTTGAAATTAAAAGACATTATTTACTCCCTTCTTTTCTTTTATTAAATTCATCGTCGTTCATGTCCATCTTCTTGAACAAGTTGATGATGTTTCCAGTTTGTTCGACTGCATTGAGCCTTCGTTTTTCGTCACGAACCTTACCCTTCCAGCCTCGATACTCGTCGGTAATCACATACCTAATAACTTTCCCATCTGTGTTTGATGCACCACTAGCAGTATGTCTTACGGCACAGAAAACATTATCAAATATTCCAGGAAGCTGTTGTTGAGTGGACTTACCAGAGACCATAGCCCAATATTCAATATTGCCATTATCATCTTGCGACTCCTTCGCTAGAGCGGTGACTAAAAAATGACAAGGTGTATCTCTTAGTTGCTTACAAGCACCTATGATTTGCACTCCATGTTGAGCATAAACTTGAAAGCCATTCTTAGCTTTGTTGTTTTCATTGGCTTCTTTCTCAGCACAATAGTCGGCATATGCTAAGCTCATGTCTGATAATTCAGTCAGACTGTCAATGCCAATCCACTTGTAGTCGTTCTTCTTGAAATCATCAGAACGAATCCAGTTAAAGATATCGACAAAAGAATATTCTCCCTTGTCAGGATTGGTATCTCCAGCCCATGAAGTAAAAGGCAAGTAGTCTATACCAGCACTACGAATAGAACTAAGTCCACTCTCTCCTGATATAATAAAGCCTTTGCCATAATGCTTTTGATAGTGAATGAATTGAGTGGTCTTGCCCCACCCATGATGACCATATAACAAAGTCTTTCTAAAAGAAGTTGTTTGGTCGGAAGTATTCAGAGGTTTAAACATTACGCAATACCTCCACTCTTAACGACAATCTTTGTTGCACCTGGCTTCCTTGTCAAAGCTGGTAACAATTTATTTTGCTCGTCGTCTGTTAAAGTCTTCCACTTACGTCTGTCAATAGAGTAAGTCTTCTTTATAAAGTCAGGCATAGCGTCAGGGCTTTGGTATATCTCAACCAAAACTTCTTTGTCCCAACTCCATCGCTCTTGTCGGTTAATAGTAATTAGGTAAGAGCCAGCTTGTTTGCTTTGTTCTCCAGTATCTTGAGAGAACTCTGCTTCAATTTGGTTCTTTAACCTATCACGTTTCTCTTCCAAGTCTTCTATCTGTTTCGTTAACGACTTGAAATCTTCGGCTATCTTAGCAAGACCGCCTTGCTCCGAAGCCTTTTCAAAATCTTCCCATGTTTCCATAGTATTAGTCTCCGTAATAGTTAATTTGACTGTATTATATATATGACAAGTTATCTGGCAACAACTAATATTTGTCTTAAATGTGAGAAAATGTAACAGATGTAAGACAGATGATTACAATGCAAGGATAATTGTATATAGGTAGATAAGAAAGGAGAGGCGTAATGCTTATATTCAATGTTGAAAAGTTAATAAACGACGTAGGTGGTGTTAACCACGTTGCAAAAATTACAAGTAAGACACGCACTCAGCCTTACCGATGGATTAAAACTAACACTATAAGCATAGATGTTATTGCAAGAATCTTATCGGCTAACCCAGACTTAAACTTAAACGATTACTTTGAGGAGAGACATGAGCGACGAGACAAAACAGTGGCGTGATGCTTTATACAACGCATCAGTCGAGGCAATAGACAGAGGGTGGTGCGTTATCCCTCTTTCATTAGAGGGTAAGAAACCTCTTATCTCTTGGAAGAAATTCCAAACAGAACCTACAACTCAAGACCAGTTAGACGATTGGTTTGATAACGGAGTTATGACGGAGGGCGGCAACAGAGTCACATTATTTAATATGGCTCTTGTCACTGGTGCAATATCAGGTGTTATCGTTCTTGATTGTGACACTGAGAAAGCAGTTCAGTTTGCAGTTAAGAATGATATGACAAGCCCTTTCGTTGTTAGTACGGCAAGAGGTAAGCATTTCTATTTTGCACACCCAAAAAATGGACAACGTTTTGCAAACAAGGTCGGCAACACAGCAAGAGATTGGTATCCAGTCGAAGGATTAGACCTTCGTGGTGATGGGGGCTACGTCGTTATGCCTCCATCAGCAAAGATTAGAGATGGAAAGGCAGAACACATCTACCACATGGAGGTGGGTTATGGACTGAGTCTTGATGAGTTATCAGACTTTCCTTGGAAGGGGGAGGCTTCAGAGTTTGACCCTCTGATTGAAGGTGAGTTTACGTTTGGTAACTTGTCACTTGCCAATGTAAGACTACCAAATGCAGAGGACACTCTACCAGTTGCAGACCAAGTCAAACGACGAGTCGCACATCTTGGAAGGAAGCTACGGGAGGGAGATTCAACAGACCTTTGGTTGCTGAAGTATATCGGACAGAAGGTTAGGCAAGGTATTGTTGGCGACGACCTTCACAAAATGGTGTGGAATTTTCACGACGAGTTCTTTGATTCACAAAAATTCACGGAACGTGAAACCAGAGATTGGGTTGAAACAAAGATTCGAAGTGTCGTTGATATGGATAGACGACAGTATCCATCGGACTACGACGATAAGGGACAGCGTATCCAGAAAGTCCAGGAACAAGTACAGCTTGGTCGATTAGTTCCTATTCGTAGTAACGACATACAAAGGTTAATTGAAACACTTGGAGAGACTGCCTATTGGTCAGACCCAGTTATCCCAGCAGAGACAATCACTCAAGTTGTTGGATACAATGGTCATGGTAAGTCATTCTTTTTACAAGGTTTATTAGTATCTCTGTCTGCTGGAAGAGAAGAGTTTGGTCCATTCTATGGCAAGCCAACTAAGGTTTTGTATCTTGACTATGACAACCCAAGCCGAACAGTTCTGTATCGTTTTAAAAACTTCGTAAAAATGTTTGGAGAAACTGGGGACAACTTCAACATTTGGTCTCCAGCTTTGATTTCAAGCGAAGATGGTGGGGACATGAACCTCGGAACAGAGGCTGGCTTCAAGCTTCTTGGAGATTGGTTAGATGTTATACAACCAAATATTGTCGTGATAGACACAGTGCGAAACGCTTTTGGTGGTCTCGAAGAAGCTAACGCCGCCGAATGGTTCAAAGTTAACTTCGTCGCTAAGTCAATACGAACAAAGTTCAAAGCATCTGTAATCCTTGTCCACCATAGGAATAAGCCAGGTGAAGGCGGTCTTGGTCGTGAGGCTGGGTCAACTGCACAGTTGACAGATGTTGATACTCAGTTAATGATTACAACAGTATACAGAGATAAGGCTATGGCAAAGAATAAGGCTGGTCTGGTAGACACAGACTTGCGAGTGACAAATTTTGATGGAAAAGAGTTCAGTCCAACGACATACTTAGAAGATAGACTTGAGCCTGATAGCCGTATTCGTATGGTTCAACAAATTTCATTTGGAAAAACTAGGACACAAACTGAACTGCATCGTACCTATTATGTAGGTTGGGCAGACAGATTGGCTGATGGCACACAGTACATGGTGCACACACCTAGTCCAAAACAACAAGCAATCTGGTTGCATCTAAATAAGAGAATGCCAGTAGAGGATATAAGTAGGAAGCTGATGATTCCGATGTATGAGGTAAGACAGTGGATACCTACTTAGAACTAATTAGTAACTATGTAGCAGAGAAAAAGCATGGTCTACATGCTTTTTCCTCATTAGTGGAGATTGTACTAATTAGTTATGTAACTTTTCAGAGACGTTTCTGTCAAGTGCAAAAATGTTACAGTGAACGCAAGCCCTTGAAGGGCTTGCTTTTTTTTGAGAAAGGAGAAGTTGATATATGGGTAGACGAGGACCGATATCCGATAAGGATAAGTCACGTCTCTCACGAATGCTAGACGAACAATACACTTACAAAGACATGGCTTCCATAATGGGAGTATGCACAGATACACTAAAACGAATACTCGTCCGTGAGGGACTAGCAGAATTTGATGGGGCAAAGTATGCCGTGTCGCCACTGCATCGGACGAGAATGAAAACTTGGAAACGACATTGTCTCAAGTGTCGTAAGGAGCACACGCTCCCTAAGTGGCAATACATCTGCGACAAATGCAAATCAAACAACGAAAGTTATGGCATCGAAGATGACTTTATTTTCCACGATGCTTCTGTTTCCAAGGAGTAATTATGAGCAGACAAAAAAGAAAAGGCGACGGCTATGAACGTGAACTTGCAAAGTACTTAGACGAATCAATCTATGGTGGAGGTGGGGTAATACAACGAGCCATGTTAAGTGGTGGCGGAAGAAACCTCGGCGGCGGAGGTATGGCAGACCTCGTCGGAACACCACATGTTTGGGTTGAAGCCAAGCGAACAGAGAAGTTCAAACCATACGAAGCCATCGAACAAGCCGAGGCTGGCATTGATAAAAGCAAATCAAAAGACATACCAGTCGTTATGCAACGACGTAGTCAAATGGCAACAGGAGATTCCCTGTGCGTCATGCGTTTGCGTGACTGGGAAGTTTTGTACAGGTGTTTCCTGTGGGCTACTGGGCATGAAACAGTTGATGGCAACGACGAAGAGTACATAGAGTTCTTTCCTGAAGGGGACGAAACATCATTAAAGAGTAGGTTACAATCAAGTAATCTAAAACTTGTGGTGAATAATAATGGCTCCAAAGAGAAAGAAGAAACAAGTTAACTTATCCGTTGGGCGTGGCGAGAAACGTTCTGTTAAACAAGGCGGTGGACTTACCGCAAAAGGCAGAGCTAAATATAATAGAGCTACTGGTTCAAAACTAAAAGCTCCCGTGACTGGGAAGGTTAAGCCAGGAAGTAAAGCCGCTAAACGACGAAAGTCTTTTTGTGCTCGCTCCAGGGGCTGGACAGGACCGAGAGGTAAAGCCGCAAGACGTAGATGGAAGTGTTAGGAGGATTGAATGTCGTACACACAAACTAAAGTT